GTCTCGCGTTCACCTGTTATTGGAGATATGGCAAAAGATTCCTTACATATTTGCAGGTTTAACAGAGGTGTCTATTGTACTATGCTCTATTCTTTGCTGCCTTAAATACATCTCATGCCCTTTCGCTATGATGTAAGCCACCGAACCACGAGCAACACCGCACGCCTTGGCCACATCGTCGAGGCTTAGGTCACGCTCCCGTAGGTCGTAGGCCTTGCGACACACGTCGGCATCCTGGGCGGTGGCGGTGATCTCGTAGTCCTCCTCCTCCTCGAGCACCAAGATGGGCGTGCCTAGGGCACTGAGCCTGACGCTGCGAGGGTAGGACATCCAGCCACGCTTGATCGCCAGGGCAACCAGGTTAGGTGCTTCGTGTAGGAGTTTAACTCGGTCGAGGTCGTAGGGTATTTTCATTGTTAGAAGCTGGGCGATGGGTCGGTGAACCGGCAGAACTGGCCTTCGTACCACAGAGGCACGAGGCCGCATTCACCGTCGCGTTGTTTGGCGACAGCGATGATGGCCTCGCCGTTGGCTTGGTTGCGCTCCCGGTTGAGCAGCAGCACCAGGTCGGCGTCTCTTTCAATCTGCCCAGAGTCGGCCAAGTCGGTGAGGCGAGGCACCCGGCCTTTGTCCTTCTCGTTCTCACGGTTGAGCTGGGCTAGGGCGACCACCGCTGTCTTGGTGTCGTGAGCCACGGCCTTGAGTCGGCCGGATACCTCGGCGATCTCATAGGTTTTCTTTTCGGCCGCCTTGCTCCCGTGGATCTTCTGGAGGTAGTCGACCAGGACGAGTTTGACGCCCCACTTGCGAACAGCGCGGCGGATCACCGCGGTGATGGTGGCGATGCCGGACACACCGGAACCGGAGACAAAGTAGATCGGGCTGCCGGCCACCTTAGCGGAGGCACTGGCCATGGCCTTCATTCCGCCTTCATCCAGGTCGCCGGTCTTGATGTCCTGCATCGGAATAGATCCTACGGTAGAGACCATACGTCGCACGATAGACTCGTCTGACATCTCCAGCGATATAAACAGGGTCGGCACCCGGTGGTCGATGGCTGCTGCCCGTGCTATTGCGATGGCGATGGCGGTCTTTCCGATGCTTGGCCTGGCCGCAATGATAGCCAGCTCGCCGAACTGGAATCCGTCGGTCATTGCGTCCAGGCGCCGGAAGCCGGAGGTAATGCCGGACAGGTGTCCCTTCCTGGCGAAGCGCTCCTGGGTAGAGTCGATGAACCGACTGACTACCGACTTGCAGGGTTGCACCTCTTCCTTGGAGGCCTCAACGGTGAGCCCTGCTTCGGCATTAGCGACGATTTGATCCACGGAGAGGGTGGTGACAGCGGAATCACGAATCAGACGGTCACCGGCGAATCTTAACTGCCGGCGGTGATGGGCCTCGAGGACAGCCTTGGAGAACTCGGGATGGTTGGCCGGGCTGGGGCACATCTCGTCGCACTTGTTTAGAGCCTCGAAAGGCACAGGAGTCTGGCCCATCGTGCGCTTCCACTCCTTGACCACGGTCGTCATGTTGACCGGATCGCTCTTGGCAACGAGGCCTTTGGCAATCTCGAACACATTGTACAGATCGCTGTCCTGTAAAGCATCGCTGGGGATCTTGGCGAATACCTCGTGGCAAACATCGGATCCACCGGAGAGACAGGCGCCGATGAGGCCGAACTCGTCGTCCTGGGCAAAGTAGGGGTCACTCATAAATAGTCATTCAGGTCTGCACTGAGTGTTCCGCCCGCCCGGGACTCACCGATACCAGGAAGAAGACCGCTTCTAACCTTGTCGACCTCGCCGTTCCAGTTGTTCAACAAGGTTATCAGCTCACGGCGAAGGTATGGGTCGTTCGACTTGTACCGTGCTTCAACGAGTAGGATGTCCTCCTCCGGTGTGTTGAACTCGAAGACCTCTTTCAAGGCCTTGATCTCCTTGGTGCTCCATGGGGTGGTAGGTCTACGGCGAACGATAGCGCCGACTCGTAGACGGAAGGCTTCAAGTTCTGGGCTCAAGGCCTTCTCCTTCTTTGTATCTTCTTTAGGAGTAGGAGATGGAGATGGAGAGTTGAATTCCGGTTGATCATCCGGTTGCAACACCGGTTGAACCGCGGTTGGATTCTGGTTGACCTGCTTTTGGCGTTCTAAAGCATCCAACCTGCGTTTTTCCGCGGATAACTTACCTTTTACCGATTGGCTCTGCAGAAACTTACCCTTTTCCGTCCTTACGGATTCCAGTCGGATGTTCCTAAGAAGCCCGTCTTCGCATTCATCGAACTTAGCCAAGACGTCAACCGACACGCAACCGCCGGCCAACCGCTGTTGCTTTTCGGTTTCAACCGGAATTGAACCGCGGTTCCATTGGTGGCACAGCAAACGGATGAACTGACCAACCTCTTCTTGGGACATCTCAAGCGTACCTGCGAGGAAGTCGTCGGTGTAGAGCTGGAAGGCTGGTGCCTTCCTAGATTTCTTGTCGTCTTTCATAATTCAAACAGAGACCCCGTCACGCATCGTGCTAGGAACTCGCGAAGAACCAACGCGACGTTACACGATACGGACGGGGGAAATTGGTTGAACATGGGTTCTTTTTGGATGTCATCGCTCGCTTCCTAGGGCTCACGCTGACTGGTCTTCATTAGCTGACAGGATGGTCGATGTCCAGCTCTTGCATCAGGCTTCTGAAGGCTCGTTCTGCTGTTGCTGGTACAACACCGTTACCGAGGAGTCGGAGTTCATCCGTTCTATTGTCACAGGTGATGCACAGCTCGGCATAGTCCAGCCCACTGGCAGGCCCATCAGGGTCTCCACCCAGCGGGGGTTGAGTTTCGCATTCTTGGTCTCTCCGATGACTGCCATCTGCTCCTCGATGTTGGAATGCGCTGGGATCCACTTGATTTTGCCTCCCAAGGTTTCTTCCTGCTCCTCCCATCGTTGGTTCCCGTCTCTGGTCATTTGTGTCCGTGGTGTCATCCAAGATTTCCCCCCCCCTAATTTTGAGATTTGTAACCACTCTGGGCGGCTCCCAAGCGTACTGCTGCTCGCCGGGACGGCTGGGCCATGCACTGCAATGCTCAGATTGGGATCCTTGCGATTGCCCTGCGTCGTTCCTCCCTGCAACGAGTCCGCCGCATTCGGTGTCGGCCATCCCTTGATCACCACCGTCGTCAGACTCTCCTGACTGCCTTTCATCCCTCGGGAACGGTCCTGAAAGCCCTGTCGCACCTCTGAAGCCACTGGCGACGGCCATGATGAACACCCGCTTGCGTTGGTGAGGCGCACCGCATTCAGACGCTGAGAATATGCCCCACGTCGTTCGATAACCCATTCCTGCCAGGTCTTCGATGACGTCGGACAGCCCCAGGCTGATATGTCCTTCGACGTTCTCAAAGAAGCAGCACCGAGGCCTGAGAATTCGAATGCCGTCTGCGATGTAGGGCCACAGGTGCCTCGGGTCGTCCTTGCCTCGACGCTGCCCTGCTGCACTGAAGGGCTGGCATGGATAGCCCCCAGTGAGGATGTCCACTCGGTCGCGAAACGCTGCCCAAGGGAAGGTCTTAAGATCCGGCCAGATAGGTGCCGGGTCCATGAGTCCCGCTTCCATTTTCGCAACCAAGTTGCTGATGGCGAAGGATTCGATCTCACAAAGAGCGATTGTGCGCAGACTTGAGATTGCTCGTTTGAGTCCAAGCTCAATGCCTCCGTATCCAGCGCACAGGCCAATGTGTGTAACTGCTTGGGAAGTATCCATGTCATGGTTGCTCCTCAGTAGGCCGGCATCAGGATGTCGGCCACCGCCTGGGTGAGCTTCACGTCCTGGAGGCAGTAGTTGATCGCCGCCTGCCTGTCGGTATTCCACAGCAGGCTGAAGTCGGCGCCGCTGCCTGACTTCTCACCGAGTCCAAGGTGGCGACTGATGGATGCGAGGCTTCCATGGGCCCGGTTGTCACCAAGCTGCCACACCTCCCGGAGGTCGACCACCAGCTCCGACCAGTACCGGCCGTTCCTCAGCCAGTAGGGCGGCAGGATCTTGTGGCGCCAGGAGCGTTTGATCAGGAAGGGCAGGTCGAAGGCCTTGATGTTGAAGCCAATGAGCTGCGGCTGTCGCTCGTAGTAGTTGAGCAGCGCCCACCATTGTCGCAGCAGGTGGGCCTCACCATCGGCATCGGCGCACAGGATGTTTTGCTCCTGATGATCGACCCGGTAGCCAATGCACAGCACCTGGCCCGACAAGGCGTCCAGGGCGGCATTGCGAATGTAGTC